TGATCAGCGGCGCGCTGGTTATTATCGCATTTCTCAACAGCTAATAAGGAGGGCTAAAAATGACAACGTTTGAAGAAAAAGTGAACGCATACCGTGAAAACAAGCGGTTAATGGACGAGTTAGAAGCAATGAATGATGCAATCAAGGCCGATATTATCGCCATGATGCAAGGCGCACCGGAGATGGTGCAGGGCACGGCAAAGGCCATTTACAAGGACGTGCAAAGCGTCCGACTTGATAGCAAGCTTTTACAGGTAGCGCACCCGGATATTTATGCTGAGTGCAGCAAGCGCACCACATACAAGCGTTTTAGCGTGGTATAAGGGGGTGCAACAGGTGATATTTTCTTGCATCCTGTTTTTCTTCTGGTTTTTCTCTGCGCTGTTTAAGGCGTCCAAATAAGAAGCATTTTACCCGGTCAGAAATGGCCGGGCTTTCCTTTTGCCTTGTATCTGCTGAGGGTGCAGGGCTTTTATTTTACCCTGCTGCAATACAGCCCAATACAAGCGTTTACAGCGTGTTTTGTGCTGTCCATGCAACTATACCGCCCACGCTACAAAACAGTGCACAGGGCTTTGCAGTGGCTTTTCTTGAGATTTGCCCCATTCTACTCCCGCAGATACCAGACCGACACAAGCGGCTATAATACTTCCTGCGCCACGTTGGAGCGTATCACAGCGCCGCAGCACTTCCAGTGCACACCAGATACCACCGCCACACCGGACGCTGTACAGCTCAGCACAGCCGCCCTATTATAATAATGTATATAAGGGCGCACCCATGTTACAGATCTATGCCAGACGGTGCAGCATACCGCAAACCATGCCAGCCCGGCGGGGTCAGCTCCTGCCGCCTGTGGATCGCTGGCAAGTGCTGACACGCTGCCAGCAGTACAGACCCGGCGCACCTGCTGAGGAGTCAACGTCTCCACCTGTATACGGTCAGCCCGGCGGCTTGTGATCTAGCACCGGGTCAGCGGTCAGAGTGGGGCACCCTCCACCCGGCTGGGCAGTCCAGCAGTAGGGACGCGGCAGGCGGCGCGGAACCATTGACGGCTACCGCCGTATCTCTTTTCGGGCTTTCGCCCGATAGCTAATAGAGGTTAGCAATAGTCGTAGCGTTCCGGCTGGAATAGTCGTAACCAATAGTCGTAGTTTCTCCAATAAAATAGTCGTGGAATAGTCGTAAAGTCGTCAGATGACTAATTTTTGAAAGTCCTATATATTGTATAGTAACGTGTGGTTCGCTGATAGTCGCAGCGTAATAGTCGTAGCGTTTTCTAACGAACCTCCGTCAAATAGTCGTGTATTTTTTGTGTGAAATAGTCGTTTGCCTTTTAGAGAAAAAGACGTGCGATAGTCGCTAAGTCATCCGACCACTCCAAAAATCAATAGCTGTCAAGACACCTGTTAATTTTAATCCCAATCACATTACCTCAAAATTTTTAGCAATCGTACTTATTATAATAGTCGCAGACTATTGCTCAATCTTTTTAACTATTATTCTGCTGGAATAGTCGCACCATCCGATTCGGTTCGTTCTTCTCCGATTTAATTTCCGACAACTGCAATCATATCATACCAACTAACTAGGATTACAAATTTGGCAAATACCTCAATACTTTTAACTATCTAATAAGGCTATCCGGCTGGTCAGTCGCTTTCAATCTGTAATCAGATGCTCATACCGCTATGCAACATTTCTACATATTCAACCAACTGCAAAATGAAGTCAATTCTCCATGTCTGGAATAGTCGTAGGGCATCCACCAGTCCGAACCTCACGCCAGCTCTCACCTACGGTCTGCTCTGCTGGCTAACGGTATAGCTTTGGAGATAGAGGGTTGTAGGGAGAAAGAACCTTTGCAAAGCATTTTGTTGTCATTTTCGGTTGTCGCAGTTGTCGCACCATTTTGGCGTGGGGGCCTCAAACAATTTATTTGTTTGAGGGGGGAGTTAGGGGGATTATAGGGGGTAATAGGGGTTGTAGGGGAAAGAGGGGGAAGAAAGGGGGGAAGATTGGATGCGAGCGCATACAAGTGCATTCATTTGCATTCAAGCGCATCACGATGATAGTCGTAGCCATATCAGCCCAAACGCTACTCGATCGAGACGGTTTCTGTGCAAAATCAGGTCTTGCCGTTTTCTCTCGATAAATAACAAAAGAAAAAAGCACGGAATAGTCGCAGAGGGTAGTTTTACCACCTGATACCATTCCATGCTTTCTGATACAGTAGTTTTGTAGCCGCGCGATCTAAGATTAGATATTCTTGCTCTCTCTTGCCTTACGCAGACGTTCTGCCAGTGCTGAACGCTGCTCTTCGCTAATTTCACGAGTGATGGGCGAGCGGAACTTCACAAGACGTTTCGGCATCGAATAAGTCTTGGATTCCTTGCACCGCTTGGCAGACAGTTCCTCCATGAACTTGTACGTATCAGGGAACTGCTCACAGAGCTTGTCCAGCTTGCGAATGTAAACCGGGTCTGCTGTGTAGACTTCTGCAGTATCCTCCGCTGCGTTGAAGGTGATGATGGTTTCACGTTCGATGTTGGTAAGTGCCATAGTTGTTTTCTCCTTTGCGTTATTTCTGGATGATGTTCAGTTCGTCAAAAGGCTTCCGCTCTTTTTCCGTTTTGTTTCGTTCTTCCGCTAAACGCTTTTCTCTGCGTTCACGTTCTGCACGTTCATGCTGTTCTCTTTCTCTCCGCATTCGTTGAGCGTTCTGATTTGCGATGATTGCGGCAATAACTCCACCAGTGTTTACAAACATAGTCTTCTCCTCCTGTATTTTGTGTAGTGAAAAATATTTATTGGGCTCAGACGGTACTTTATCGCCTAAACCCTGTTATCTATTTTTCTTGTCTATTCTACTGGGTCGATACGAGCGCAGAAGCGATGCTAGGCTACTATCACTCAATCGCTTCGTATGTTTTTTCGAAAATGTCAGGTTTACACGGGTAGATTTCGCCATTTACGCCACGAATAATATAATCGCCAGTCCTCGCAATCATAGTCCCTTCAAGCGTTTTAATCTCGCACCACGCAGGGCCATCGTGAAACTTTCCGAAGTCATGCGTGATAATATCATTGCTACTTACTGCATCCCAGAACCAATCTTCGCCAACAAGACCTCGTGCATTAAGCTTGAATGCCTCGATAACAACTGGCTTCTTGCGGTATTTCATGTTTATTCTCCTCTCGTTACATCCACACGCATTCTTTGAACTGCTGTGTTTCCATCTGGAACGTGATGTCCAGTGACCCTACGTTGCCTTCTTTGTTCTTCTCAAGTGCAAAGTGATAATGCTCTTCTGGTCTCTTTTGTGTTTTCACTTTCTGTGCCAGCAGGATGATTGCGTCTGCGTCCTGCTCGATTTGCCCGGATTCTCGCAGGTCTGCGGCGGTCGGTGGGATACCTGCTCTCGCGGTCTCTCGATTGAGCTGCGCCAGTGCCACAACCAGTGTTCCTGTAGACTGCGCAAACTCATGCAGTGCCATGCTGATCTCCGTGACGGCACTGTATCGGTCTTTCGCTCCGGCTTGATGTATGAGCTGCAAATAGTCGATGAACACTACTTTGGCTTGCATCCTGATGGACTGCGTTCTAATCCATTCAACACTCTTACCAGCGGCAGAGCGGACGAATAGCGGATATTTCTTGATGGCTGCAAGCCGGTCAAGTTCGTCAATGCTGACGGTCTTGTTTTTGACCGTGTGTAGCGGTACGCCTAGCTGGTTTGCGATAATACGAGCATAGAGCGTGTCTGGGTCGGTCTCTAGGCTAAAATACGCCACTTTGCGTCCGTTCTTAGCTATTTCACAGGCAAGTTGCAGGGATAGAGCAGTCTTGCCAGCAGACGGTCTGCCACCGATCACAACGAAGTTGCCCGGCACAAGATGTAAGTTGTTATCCAGCACTCTAAGTCCTGTGCTGATATACTCCGGCTTATCATCCAGCTTGCGGATGTAGTTGTCTATGCCGTCACACATCGGAATGAAATCGCTTCTCTCGTTGTGTAGGTTGATAGCTTCACCTAGCTGCTCATAGATGCCTGCCAGGTCTGCGTACCTGGTCGAACCATCAACGATCTTGAACGCAATCTCTCTTGCTCTGGACAATGCTGCCTGTTCCTTGACGATTCCAGCCCATCCAAGCATCATTTCATGGGTGACATTGCGGATGAACTCTGCACCGAAGGCATCCAGACACTCACCCATTGCTTTCTTGCAGTTATCGTACCGCCCCATGACTTCTACCGGGTTCCACTTGTCGTTGTGTTCCCAATATCCACGAATGGAGGCGAATGTATCACGCAGTTCAGGGCAGAAATCGTCGATTTTAAGGTCTTGCAGCACATCGGCATACTCAGAAAACGTAAGGACTGCCCCCAGCAGGATGTATTGGGTCTGATTTTCAATATTCACCGCAGAAAGTCTCCCTCGTCAGGCAATTCAGCCATTGTCTGCTGATAGCCACCGTTCCAGTCCTTCACGTTACGCATCCAGTTCCGCGCAGCAGCTTTCCAGTCTTTCATAGGCGATTTGCCAACCTTCCAGCCATTTGCCGTGAAGTGGTCAACAAACCGCTCTGCTTCTGATTCCACGTAACCTTTCTCGGAAAAGTATTCTCTGGCTTGCTCGACGGTCGGTGCTTTGAAGCGTTTGACTTCGTTGGTATTTTTCTTTTCACATTTTTCTTTTTTATCAGATTCAGATACAGAATCAGATACAGATAAGGCATCGTTTGCATTCATTTGCATATTTTGCATACCAGCGTATGCGTTTGCATCATTAGTATGCGTTTGTATGCACTTGCATTTTTCATCGTTCCAACGCTTATTTGCACTGCGTCTGTTTTTTTCGATTCGCTCTTGTATTTTTTGTGCGTTCATATCATCAAACGCCTTAACGACTTTCCAGATCATCCGCATAGCACGGTCGTTGTCGTATGCTGGCTCAAGTCCAGTCTCAACATACTGTGCGTAGTTGCGGACGAATGCTCCAAATTCCTCGTCTGTCAGCTCGTCCATCGCATGAACGTGTTCCAACAAAAGAATCATTGATGTTCTCGGCTTGTGTTCCTGCCCCATATTCAATCCTCTTTGTAGCGTTTGTTCCATGCTTCGATAAGGGCGGCTTTAATTCTTTCTTTATCCTTTTCGGAGCAATCAAACCAATACTCCTCGCTTTCCATAAAAACACGGCAAGTGCATTTGTTTTCTCCGCGCGCTCTCGAAATAAACATCCACTTCTTTGCATCAGTCCCTGTTTCTGCAATATCCACTTTCCCACCGCAAAACGGGCATCTCTTAAGTTCTTCCATCTTTAATCCTCCTTAAAATGGGCACTCAGCGTCAGATTCACGAAGCCATCCTTCGCCCGGAATGTTGACTATCTCATAATATTGCCGCGCAACGTAGATTGTTTTCTGCCCATCCTCAGCAATCAGACCGACAATCAGATAGTTTCCAGTTGAAGCAAAGAACCAAGGGCTGCTCTCGCCCTCCATCCAGTTCTTCATCCCGTTCACGGCTTTTTCAATATCCTTATCGGGGCAGTCCGGGTTTTCGTATGCAAAGAAATCCTCAGGAAATTTAAGCTTTTTCACTTTCTAAATCCCTCTCTCGTTCTCATAATTCGTTTGAAAACTTCATGTAGCTTTGCGCCTTTACGGTATACAGGTCGATTGTGTTTCTGTTTGATGTAACCGCACTGCGTTTCGGACTGTATGACAGCATTTGCAAAATGTTCAGCTGATGCAGCACATTGGTTCATCGCTTCTGTTAACGCTTCAAATCCATCCATCTTTAATCCTCCTTTGGCTCTTCTGGTGCATACGTCCAGTGCGTTACAATGTACCAATCACTGTGTTCCAATGGGTCGTTAAACTCATCTCTCCACGCCCGTTTGCCGAATGCTGGTGCATAGAAACCAAGTCTCATGTACCGCTCATAGTCGTTTTCGTTTTGGTAAATGTGTTTTACCATCAAAATCAGCATCGGAGCATCTGACGGCGGCAGCTCATCCCGCACGGAATGCCATACATACTTGTCCATATCCATCACCTCATACCATCGGAAACGCCATCCAATGCGTCACCGTCACGTCTTTCGGCAATCTTTCGCCTATCTCATCCCAGAACTGACCGTCTGCGTAACAGCCAAGAAAGTATGCTGTCGGAGAAAAGCCTTGCAACATTTTTCCATCTTTATCATGCCACATTGTCTTAGTCGCAAGCAACAAAGGCTACGTCCGCTCTCGTGGCGGTTCGCTTGCTGGATGCCAAAGTGTGTTACTCATAACCTGTTCTCCATCAAAGAACCACAGTTCGGGCAGTAGTTGTAGCGGTCTCGGTTGTTTCTCGCATGGCAATTACTGCACATGAACCTCGTCTTATCTTCGTCTTGCGCAATCCATTCAGCGGTACGCTCTAAAGCTGTCGGCGCATCTTCCACAACGTCAATGGCATCACCAATACCGCAAGCACGGCATCTAACGCCGTTGTAGTTCTCGCAACCATCGCAATAAGCTTTCTGGATTCTTTCAATAAGTGCGCTTCGTTCAAGGTATTCTGGATAATTAGCCATTGTCTTTCACCTCGATTGTTGGCGCATTTTCAATAGCTGTTATTACGTCTCCGAGCACATCGAACATCAAGGCGTTGAATGTGTAATCAGCTTCATCCGCGCTTGCATACTCCATCTGTTTATCAGAAAAATAAAGTTTGAGTGCATTTGCATCAATCGGTCTGACTTCCATCGTCTTTTCTCCCTTCAATCTCATTGCAAACCGCCTTGTAAAACGCATCCCACGTCTTATAGTCGTAAGAATCGCCAAAAAAGCCTGTCCGCTTGCGCTCTGCAATGTCACGTTCAAAACAATCCAACGTCTTGTCCGTCAGTTCTGGCAGAAGAGGCGTTATGTATCCGCAGACAAGGCTAATCATATATGACCGTCTGCCCAAGCAGTAGCGGACAGCGCAGTTGCAGACCGCTCCGAAGTCATCATTGGTGGGGTCAATCAAACCTTTAGGCTCGTCATCTTGCAAATCATATATGGTGCAGTCAAGGACGGTTGCGATTCTGAAAAGCCACCTCTCTTTACATTTGCGTTTCCCGCACTCAATAGCCGATATGAAAGCGTCTGTTACACCAATTCTGTTCGCAAGGTCTTTCTGCTTGACGTGCAGTTCAACCCTACGCTTCTTGATTTTCTCCCCTGCTGTCATCTTTCTTCTCCCATTCCTTGCATCCACGTTTGTCCCACACGAAGTTTGCAACGTGTTCTGACTGGCCGTTCACGCATACGCCATCAGGCTCTGCGTACCATTTGCAAGAGCCACAGGACGGCTCAGATTTGTTCTTGCAGGATTCTGCTGTGCATCGGATAGCCTTACCAGCGGAGAACTGCTTGATGCCCATGCAAGAGCAATGTTCGGTGGTGCAGTAAACATCCATTATTTCTTTCCTCTCTTTCCGCTGTTGAATCGCCCGATCACTCGCTTATACTCTGCATAGCACTCCGGGCACAAATCGCCTGTGTCCCTGCGCCATGCCCAGTCCTTGAAGTATTCGTCAGGGTTTATCATCCTGCCGCCCAGAACCGCTCCGCAGCGGTCGCACACTCGCTTGTGGTAGATTCCTCTGTCAGTTTGCATATTATCATCCTTCCACATAACACCAGCTTTGGGGCGGGCGCTTTAAGCACTTATTACAAAAATGTCTATTCGTTTCGCCCCATTCTTCTACTTGATAATTGCATCTTACTTTATTAAAATTGCAAACTCCTCTATTCCCCATGAGAATGCAATAACGAGTAAACTCAAATAAAAATTTTGGATGTTCATACAATTTCACATTGGAAATGCTCCATGCCCAGCCTTTCTTTCCGACATAATCCAAAATTTCTTTTTTCCTAAGGCCGGACATCTCTTCAAATCCTTCTGGCAAGCAATCCGATTCTGGCGTTATTTCGTACAGATGATTGCAAGTGAACTCTCCTATAACTTTTCCGTCCAATTGTTCCAAGTACCCATCGCATTCTTTGAACCATCCGGTTTTGGTTTTTGTGCAATAAACATAACACTTGAAAGGTTCATCGCCCATATTCGGCTTTGTTTTCCGTATTTCAAGAGTTTTTATGCCAAGAAAAATAAGATTGCACCAACTCGGATTGATGCTCAACAGAACCGACTTCATTTTTTATTCTCCCTCCCCAACATCCTTGAACAGGATTTCTTTGTCTGCTTTCCAGTCTTTGATTTTACACGGAATGTCCGTGCCTGGAACGGTCTTTTTTAGCCCGTCCATCTGCCAGACGTTCCACGAGATAGTGTCCGCGATGCAGTCAAGAAAAATGGGCATGAAACCGATTTCTAGCTTTTCAGCATCAAACCGATACCTGAAATTTTCAATCAGTGTCAGGAACAGGTTGCACCGCGCCAGCAAAAGATTGTCTCCCTGCCACTCATAGCCGTATGTCGATGCGTAGGCATTGATTGCCCAGCATAAGTTTTCCGTCTTTCGTAAAAAGAAATCCGTTCATTCCTCTTTCACCTCTCTGTACTCCACGTCAATCTCCTTCGGCAAAGCCGTCTGGTACTTCTGGGCGAGCTGTTCTGCGCTCTGAGCATCGCCCAACGGCTGTTCAGGCGGCGCAACGGTGACTTCCACGTTGTCACGCATACCAAAGTAGTTCTTGGCTCGGAAAATCCACTCTGCCGGGTTCTCCTGACCGTACATACCGTTGTACGCCCACATGGACTGCATTTGCAGAATCAGCTTTAGGATGTACTTCTGCTGTAAGCTATCGTCACGGCGCTTGCCCGCCATAATCTGCTTCAGGCTCACCCATTCGATGCCCAGCACCAGTGCAATCCATTCCACAACAGGGGAGATTCTGGCTTCGATGCAAGCGTCAAAGAAGAAGTCAAGACGCTGCTGCACTTCAATCGGGTTGTTCATGTCCACGCTCGGAAGGTCGCCAAAATACTTGGCTGCAATCATGCCGATGACCTTCTTGTCCTCTTCATTACCGATTCTCGACTGCAAATCGCCTGTGTTCAGCATCTTAGACCTCGTGATTGCTAGCTCCTGTTGTTCTTTCACCTTTTTACTCACCTGTGAGCGGATAGATTTCCGCTTGTTAAGCATCTGTTGCTTTTTCTTCTCACGCTCTTTCTCACGCTTCGCAGCGGCTTCTTCTTTTGCCTTTTGCGCCCGCTTCTCACGCTTTTTCTTTTCCGCTTCGGTAAGCGGCGGTCTGCCACGACCACGCTTCGGGGGTGTTGCCATGTGTCAGGCCTCCTTTGGCGGTTCAGGAAGCGGCATCCAGCAAATAATGTCCCTTTCTTCATTTGATTTCCAGTTTCCATTCTTAAAAACACCAACGCCAAAAAGATAATACCAACGGCTCGTGTCCTTATCGAGCCAGTGATAATAAATAAGATACATCCCATCAACATTCGGGTCATTATCGTTTGCGTTTATCCAACAATCTCCATGAAAAACATCTCTTGGAAAGCACTTGCTTATATTTGAGTTTTCTTTTGTAAGCACGACACTCTTTACACCATCAAATACTTTCTTTGGTAAATAGATTTCAACCGTTTCTGCATCAATCATGCAAAATTTGCAATTCATATCATTACTCCTTTAATCCCATATAGATTTCCATACAGGATAGCTTAGATGCAATCCACGCAATCGAGCAGCAATCATTTATTGGTCGCCACCAAGCGCACTTTTCTTTCTCGCAGACGCACCGACCAAGCGGATTGCTGGTCATCTTCATCGGGCAGTAAAGTTCTTTGTCCATTGGTTATTCCCCGTTCATCTCATAACATTTGATTCCACGCTCTTCCATTGCCTTGAACTGCTCACGGATGAAATAGACTGTCTCCGGCGCATCTGCTGTGGTATGGCTGTTAACCACCTCGAAATTGATTCCTGCACGTTCAGCCAGAGCCACAATCACCTGTGAATCCTTGCCGCCAGAGTATGTGACCATGAGCGGTTTCTTGTAACGATGCTCGGATAGCCGTGCAGCGTCCTGCAACCGTGCGATAGCAAGCTGTTCCTTGTCCATCAGCTCCACCTTTCTCTCAGCTCTTTTTCGACCTGTTCTGATTTTGCTGTGATGTAATCCGCAAACTCGTCAGGTGTCATGTCCTCTTCTTTGAACTTGCCGACCATTTCCCAGTACCTGTCACCAATGCGGATGATTTTCTGCACTTGTTCATCGGTCAGGTCTGCATCGCACCGAAGGTTCTGAATCAGTGCGCCCCATGTGGCAGCGATTCCATCCAGAGCCATGCGAAAGCCGTACAACTGGTTCTGCCGTGCGATTTTGCGGAGGTTGGTTGACATTGCCTGTTTTCCATTCGAGGGGCGGTTTCTGTGCTTATTCATCTGACTGCTCCTTGTCTTGAAGGCGATGGAGCCAACGGTAGTATTTTTCGCTTGCAATAATTCCAATTCGCTCATACGCTTTTCTGTCATCCGAAAAATTAAGAGCGGCCATGCACACCATAACGTCTGCGTATTCCTCTTCAAACGCCTTTCGGCATTCCTCTACGCTCTTCGGTGTCGGGTTCGTGCCATCCAGCGCACGGCGCAGCTTCAACGCAGCCTGTGCTAGTTCAGATGCTTCTTCTGCCAGCTGTGCCAATATTTCCGTCTTGGGCAGAATGTCTGAAACTTTCTTGCTCACTTTTTTTCTCCTTTCAGCCAGTCGTTCAGTTTTGCCATACAAGAGGGGCAAAGAAACGGCTCATCATAGCAATCGCAACTCCAGTAGTCCCATGCGTCATGCACGTTCTTGTCAACTAGAATCACGGCATTGGGCTTATGCCTTCCCATTTCATCGGGCGGTTCAGGATTAAACACTTCTCCGCAGCGGTCACATTTCATGCTCATTCTCTTTCTCCAATCTCTTTAACAGCCCATCCACGTCATATCGCCAATGGACACGCAACCTTTTTGCTTTTACCTCTATTCCCTCTTGCTCTGCCCACTGCCAAGGGATGCTCTTGCGGCTCTCGTTGTAACGGAACGCCAGAACCTTGCTGGCAGGGATTGCAAAGGTGCGGTTGACCGCCCTGTAATTGACTATTACATGCGCGGTCTGACCGCCGTACCCCATCGCATCCACCATGTCAGTGATGTGCTTTTCCTTGCGGTATTTGCACTTTGCCTTGTCATACTTGCCAAACACCTTTTCCAGAGGAATAGAGGGCGTTTCGATGGTTTTCAGTTCAAACAGGTGGTTCATCGGGTATCGGTACACAAGGAAGTCGCAGATGTTGTCGATGGAAAAGGACAGATTCTCGTTGCCGCCGTAGTAGGTGGCAGCACTGTCTTTCAGGCGGTAGCACCACGCATCGGATGGGACGGATGCTTTGAAGTCTGCTTCAAACTGCTTGCCGGTGTTCATTCGTTGTCCTCGATTTTTTTGGCTTCTCTGATACGCAGCCGAGCAAGTTCGCTATTTGCATATCGCAGTTGCCAACTACCAAACCAGCCTTTGTGAACAAGTTTTCCGGCGCAGTAAACAAACTCCTGCTTCATTAAGTCATCAAGTGAAATGATGTAACCGCCCGGCTTATACTTTCTTTTGTTCATCCTCGTTTACCTCTAAGCTCACGGAATATGAGTTTCTTTGTCAGCGGGCTTTTCCATTTCCTTCATAATCCGCTTATGTTCTTCCACTGTCATGTTGTTCGGGTAGAATCGCTTGTCCACCAGTTCAAACGGTTGCATATAGTGGTCAAGAACATCTCTTGCTTCTTCTCGTGCCTTTTCGGCACACATTTCGATGTATTCATCTTCGGTCATGTTGTAATCGGTAATGCAATCGACCACCGAAGAAAACCGGCACAGCAGACCATTAGGTTGTCTTGCAATGAAAGCTCCCATTTATCGTTCACCTCTAAATTCACTTCCGAGAAACCGCTTCTTGTCTTTTTCCCGGTGCTTGTCCTCATAATCGCGGTGGTACGCGCTCTGGCTGTGGTTCAGCTCATACACGAATGCCTTGCGCTCCTCAAAGTCTTTCTTCTCTGCCTTGTACTTCTCGCAGGTGTCGTGGCAGGCTTGGTGGCGTGATGTGCAATCTTTGCAACAGGTAATCATTCTTCACCAAACCTCCTTTTTGTTACAGCTACGCAGAAGCTTTCGATTTCGCTTGCCCAGCGTGCAGTACCCTCTCCGTATGCTCTTTGCCAGACCAGAGGGAAACCGCCCAGACCATCGAACAAACTGCCCAGCGTAGGATTTTCTTTCAGGTAAGGGCGCATCTTCTGCACCAGCCAGAACCACTGCGGCAGGGCTATGGAGTTGCCTAGAGCCTTGTATCTTGGACTGTCAGCGTATTTGTGCTTCTTTCCTTTGCTATCCGTCCAGTCACCAATGTTGGTGTAATCGTCCGGGTAGCCTTGCAGACGTTCGCATTCAACAGGGGTTAGGCGGCGAACAATCCAACGGATGGCTTTCTCGGCAATCAGGCATTCGCTGCCATTGCCGATGTTTCCCGCTTTTGCTTTCAAGGTTGAGCATTTGCCGCTTTCTTTGTAGCTGCTGAACGACTGTTCGTTGAAGGTCTTTCGTTCGATAGCGATAGCCGTGTAATCTGTGATTCTGTTTTCGTGGTCGCCTGTTATGGTTGGACAAGTTCTGCCGTCACCATTTCCACGCGCATCAAAGACCTTATACGCTACTGCTGGACGGTCAACAGTGTTCAGCGTGTAGCTCTGGTTTTCCTTCACGCCGGAACCATTTGCGCCGGCCGTTTCAGAACGATCAATAATGTTTCCGGCAATGCAATAACACACGCCGTGTTCATGATTTGCCTGCAACGTATATGCTGGTTCACCATCTTCGCCAATCCCAAGCCCAGTGCGCTCTCCCATGGAAATATACCGTGTCGCTATCTGTGTATTTATTGGGATTGCTTCCGTTACACGAACCGGTTGAAATACAGTTTGGTCTTGCAACGTTGAAAGTGTTCCCACTTTTTCCGTCTGTACCAATGCTCCCTTTCCGCCGCCAGCACATCCACCTCTAATTTTCAGGGTGTAGGCATTTTGCCCCACCACTCGATCATTTCCAGCAGTGCCATTTGCAGCAAGTCCGGCAACTTCTTTCCACGCCTTGACGCACGAGTCAGGATTCCCTGACAGGCTCGTGCGCTCAAAAAGTATTTCTGCGGCACGTTGACCTCCAAAATCTGCGACAAGAGCGATACGCTTTCTTCTCTGGGGGACTCCCCAATATTGAGCATCAAGCTGTCGCCAAGCCAGAGACCATCCGTTTCCGGCGATTGCTCCGGCTTTGCTCCATCTGCCCCCCTTCGGAGGTCTAGGAATTGAAGTGTCTGGTTGTTCCACGCGGGCAAGTTCTTCCAGCACGGCTCTGAAATCTTCTCCTCCGTTGGAGCTGAACGCTCCTTGCACGTTTTCCCAAACAGCGAAAGTTGGATACAGTCCATTTGTGCTTGACCTCATTTCTTTTATGATTCGAACCGCTTCCATGAACAACCCAGAGCGTTCTCCGGCAAGTCCCGCCCTGCGTCCAGCAATGGACAAATCCTGACATGGACTTCCGAACGTGATGCAGTCCACAGGCTCTATCTTGTCGCCGTGAATCTTTGTGATGTCGCCCAAGTGCTTCATTTTTCCAAACGCCCGTCCAGCCAGATAGCGCAGCTCTTATATAAGGTAGGCGGTCAGTCCGTTTTGTCTTTGCAAGCTTGTTTACAGGCTTCGCATTTATGAAACGGCTTATCAAGCCAGCACTCGAACAAAAGACATTTAGGAAGGTTAAATTCCATAGGAGCCTTTCTTCCGTGCGTTCTGTTTCTTCGGACGTGATAATGGCAAGCCATTACATATCCATCAACATCTTCTCCGTATGCACAACTTGTTGCATCAGGTGAAACCATGTGCTTAACATTGATTTCGATTTCTTTCCTCATCTTATCACTCTTTTTGAAATTTACGTTGATACGTTGTTTTAGAATGGCAAATCTTCACTGTCCTGAATCACAGCGAAGTCGCCAGTATCAGGCGCAGAGCCAGACCCACCAGCCATCGTTTTCTTCGGTCTGACCTCATAATCGCCGGAACGAATCTTGTCCACGCTGGTAAAGCGGTCAACGACCAGCTTCGTCTTGATGTTGCCATCGTTGCCCATGTACTCTTCCTCACGGAGAACCACGCCGACCAGCTTGCCACGCAGGGTCTTCTCATCGTTGTTGAACTTGTAACCGGGATTGGACTGCTCCACAGCGGTGATGAAGCCCTTGAAGAACGGCAGCGCCTTTTCCTTGTAACTCTTGATGGTCTTGCCACCCCATGCCCATTCGCCCGGATTCAGCTTTCCGCGCTCGATAAGGGAAGCGGTCTGCTCACGCCAGTAACCCTTGAACTCGCCCTCTGCGACTTCCCACTCGATGTTCAGACGTTCCTTTGCGGGTTCATCCGTTGCCTTGCAGATACCGGCAACATAGCCGCCAACAGGCAGGTCGCGGCGTTCGGTTGCTTCCTGCACGTCATTCCAGTTGATGTTTTTCATCTGTTACTCTCCTTTGTTATCCGGCTGAACCGGGATGTTGTAATACTCACGGATGGTCTTGTCTACGGCGGCGAGGTCGTTCTCGATCAGCGCATCGTTGAACATCCCAAGTGGGGTTTTCACGGTGTCCATCCCATCATTGCGGGTGCTGAACAGGTATCGCCCATCCTGCACAACGGTTTTCAGAACGATGGTGAAGTACCCTTCCACACAGACCTTCTCGTCCAGCAGCTTGCCGATGGTCTTGAACTTCTCGCCACCGTCTCCGTCACGCTCGCTGTGCCCGAAGAAGTAGACCACCACATCGTCCGGCAGTTCCTTCGCCCGCATCAGCAAAGCGTTAAAGTTGGCTGCCATGTCGGTAAACTTCTGGTATCCGGCGACCTTTGCGTTCCGCATAAACTCGCCAGTCATAAGATAGGTGGCATCGTCAATGACGATGGACTTACGCTTGGTGCTGTGGATTGCGGCGTCAATCTTGCCGTAGTCGTTGGTGATATAGGTTTTCATGTTGCTGCGGAACGGAAGCGGCTTGCCAAGCACGTTGATAACCGCAATCTGTTCCGGGTCAAAGTTCCGAAGCGAAGCGGACTTACCGCTACCGGAGTGACCGTAGACCATTACTAATACTGCCATTTTCTTTCCTTTCTTCGGCTTCATTAGGCTTCATTGTTCTTGCTTCGGCTTAACTTGGCTGTACAAAATCAACCAGCCATCAGTTCTGCCAACTGTGCACGGAGGTCTTTCAGCTCTGCTTCCCTGTCCTCGATTTCAGACTGCAAGTCCTCGATTTCAGCCAGACGGTCAGCTTCTTTGGCTTCTGCTTCCTGCTCACGGGTTAGGAAGTACACGCCGTCCTCCGGCTCGGTCACGCCACCGAATCTGTCAAGGCTAATCATCTTTTGGTCTCCCTCTCTTACGTTCCTCTTTGATTTGCAACGCACTGTACCACTGGTCTTTGTCAATTTCGATGGTAGACCACCGATGGTTACAGACAAGGCACTTTTTTCTGCGAACGATGCTATCGTGGTCAGACCGGCTGTCAACCGTTGTAATGTTGTCGCTACCGCATATCGGGCATTTCATCGTGCATCCCTCCACTCGTTGGTGTGGTGGGCAACACGCTTGATTTTGCGGCATTCTTGCTCGCTGCGTTCGTCTTCCTCAGCGCTGACTGCCAGTGCACATAGGACAATGGCCGTTGCGAGAAGCCCGCAGGACACGAACACCCAGCCGAGCATCTGCGCTGTGGTCTGACATCCTTGAATCGCATCGCCGCAACTGACTGCTGCGATAGCCGCTACCAGACCAAGCACGGAAAGCGCCATTCCTTTCAAAGTTTTCATTGGTTCTCCTTAGTTTAAAATGATGTCAAACATAAACGGTTTGCTTTCGTTTATCACGATTGTTGCGTTCAGAACCTGCGCTATCTTTGCAAGCGTTTCAGTTTTAACACCAGTCTTGTACGGTTTTTTGTTCGGACTAGTGATGTTGTAAACTGTTTGCTCGGACAATCCGCTCCTGTGGATAAGCTCAAGAGCGCTCATGTTTCGCTTTTTAAGCGCTGCTTTCAATGTCATCTATTCTCTCCTTAGCTTTTCACTGAATGTCCGAAAATCCAGATGGTTGCCATCAGAGCGCCAATGCCAATGATTGCACGCGTTGCGTTTACGCCAACCAGAAGGTCAATCCGGTGAATCAGCCAGAAGTTCAGCAGAAACGCTGCGAGAACCAGCGCTAAGAAGATTCCCCAGATCAGGACGATTTCTACCAGTGCTTTCATCTTTGTCCTTTCTATTATGTATGTGTTCCAGCCGTTCCTTCTCACGGCTGTGCCAGCGGATTTCGCGCTTTCCGTAGTATTTACCGTTCATAGGTCAACTCCCCTGTTGCAAGCATCTGTGACACCTCGCCGTAATGCTTTCCCAGCTTGTCCGCAAGGGCTTGTACTTCTCCGATGGATGGAAAGGTCTTTTCCGGCTTCTTCTTTTCTTGCTGTTTGATTTTGTACGCTGCCTTCGCGTTCAGGTTCGCCTTTGCGTTGTAGGCTTTCTTTGCGCATCCATTGTGGTACTTTTGCGATGCTACTTTTTCAGCATCGGCTTGCCGCAGTATGCGCAGAATGCCTTACGGGGCTTGAATGTAATTCCAGCCTTCTTGTGTTTCCTGTCACGCTCTTTGTCGACCTTGCGCTTGCATTCTGAACAGTACTTTCTTGTCGGTCTGACCACGCCAAGATACAAGCCGCAGCGCTCACAGTACTTTTCTTCCACGCTGCATCTCCTCTTTCAGTCTGGCTTCCCGATTGTGACGTTCAAAGCACTGGTTGATGGATTTCTCCATCCACAGCACCTTGTTGGCATCGTTTCTGGATACGCCAGCAGCCATTGCAAGCTTCAACCTGCGCTTGTGGCTTTGCGCTTTACGAAATTTCATCACCAGCACTCACCAGCCTTATCTGTGATGAACTTTGGGACTTCCTTACCCGTGGCAATGCACAGCGCAACTAGCTTTTCGACCCAGATGTCGTACAGGCTTTCTTTTGGCATATAGCACTGGCCAAAACAATGCTCTTTAAAATCCGTCCAAATCGTCAACCCGACAGCGCCATCCGTGACCGTCCAGATCATGCTGTAACCTTCATTGCACAGGTTGTACAAAATGTCTCGTGCTCTGCTTTTGGCTTCGTTGATTTCAAAGGCATCCCAGTGCTTTTTGCTTCCCTCGTAGGCCTCAACCGCAGCGTCAATGGCAAACTTGGCTTCATCAGGGTGCTCAAGGTCTACCTTTAATGTGATAATCTTCTCCATGTTCAGTCCTCCACTTTCTTGCTCTTCTCCGTCTTTAAGAAGAGATTAACGAAATAGACCTGACCGCTACCCGTCACCTTCGGGGTCTTATTGATAGAAGTGTGCCCATCAGAATGTGCAATAGACGTTTCCTTGATTTCAAACAAGCGAAGTTCCATAGACTTCTGGGTCGGCATATTGTAGTCTGTCCGCTTTCTGTCTTTAATCAGGTATCCGTTCTCACGCATCCATGAGAACAAGCGGTTCTGCCCCATCTGGATGCCGTTCTGTGACAGCAGCTTTGCCATTTCACCAACAAGAATGCTTTGGCTGCTTGCGCTCACTGCGTCAGCAAAAAGTGCTTTCGGCTTCATGGTTTCAATCTGCTTGTCTTTCTCTTCCAGCTCCTCATGCGCTGCGATCAGTGCGGTTGCGAGAAGCTGCGAGCGGGTAAGCTGCGGCTTTTCAGCCAGCTTCTTTTCCATCTCGTTGAACGCTGCAATGTACTTGAGCTTCCACTCAAGAGCAGCCTTTCCATTGAAGCCCATCGCCAGCAGTGTAAAGCCGTCACGGTTCATCAGATACATGGGATATGTCTGACCGTTCTGTTCGTGGATGTACTCGGTCTTGTAGAACATGGGGGTGTCCCCATTTTTGGGGAGACCCCTCATAATGTCTTCGATGTCACGCATCACATGGTCATGACGCTTCTCGAAGCTCTCTGCAATCTGACGGCTGGAAACCACAGGCTCGCCATTTTGCATGGATAAGATAATGTCGTTCATTTTTAATCCTTTCTTATGACTTACTGCTTGTCCCTCACAAGCAAAGCGTCTACCGACACGCGGAAGTAATCAGCAACTTTCACAAGCTGTCGAATGCTCGGCCCATTTGCGGAGCGTTCCCACTTGCCCAGTGCGCCGTTACTTAAACCAGCGGCTACTTCCAAGTCAGTACGAGACAGACCATGTAACTTGCGAAACTCGTCGATTTTAGAAAGATTCACTAGCCATTCTCCTTTCTGGGCTTGCATTTTACTAGAAAATATGCTACTATGTAGTTGCGAAGTACAAAGTGAACATTTTCTAGCGACTTCCTGATAGATTTGTCAGGGGTCTTGGTTTTTGTTTGCCCTATGCTTCATATTATACTAGCCAAGTGGCTATTTTTCAATAGTCAATTTTCAATTCTGTAAACATTTGGCTATTTGCACAAAAAGAGAGGCCTTTTTCTATGCGCAATGTGGAGCGAGCCAAGAAAATCGCTGCCGACAAAGGTGTGAATATATCCTTTGTGTGCAGAGAAATCGGGAAAAGCAGAGGTTATATCTCTCAAATGCTGACTACTGACAGAGATTTTCCAGATGAAATGCTTTCGCCAGTAGCCAAAGCGCTAGGCGTTACAGTTGAAGAACTGACTGGCAGTCAAAAAGAAAACCCGCCCCAGCAGCCGCAAAGCGAAGTTGACGCGGATATTAAATGGATTGAGCAGAAGCTAGTAGAGATGCCGAAAGAAAAGCGTGAAGCTTTGATGAAGCTTATCAGAACTATGTGAGGTGATGGCGTGGGCAAAAAGAAATTCAGCAAAGAAGAACTGCTGAACGACAAAAGTTCTCACATGGGCGATAGATTTCTGTTTGCATTTGGTGCGCTTTTCTTGGTTGCTTCTTTTATTTTTCTTATGTATTCGTCAACTGCCTTTTTAATCGTTGCAGCCATCGGAGTTGTGATGTTGATAAAAGGCAAACACGGATATGATATGTTTCTTGAAAGAGAAAAGCTAAAAACAAAAATGTACGAAACGCCTGTGTCTGCAAAGATTGTTGGTTCAGGAGAAAGCAAGAAAGCGGGAAGTGCCGCAGTTCGCTCCGCTGTTGGTGGTGCGGTAGCCGGTTTGCCCGGTGCTGTTTACGGAGCAGCATCCGCAAAATCTAAAACCAGCGTCACGTTTTATGTGACGTATGAAGATGGGCATCACGGAAGCGAAACTGTAAATTCCGATTCTAGCCGGTTCTTAAAACTTATGAAGGTCTGTGAAGATTGACCCGGTACAAATAAAACCCCTTGCGCCGGGCTTTTGGTAGCCTTATGCGCAAGGGGTTTTGTCATGCATTGGTTATCACTTCTTTTGCTACCGGAATCTTTTCAGGATGTTCCAGCAGCCATGCAATAAATCGGTCAATCTTGGCTCTTTCCTGTTCACTCATTGTGGCATATCCTCCCGATCGGTCAGTACGGACGTTCATTTGATACGATTATACATCTTTCAGTTGTGTAGTCAATACTATTTTAACAACTTCGTAAAAATCGAACATTTTCTTTACATCCATTACTTCACATCAGGGAAGCCACGAGTGTTCAAGTCAAAAGGGGCAACGCCTATCCATCTTTCCTCCAATCACAGTTCTACGAGCTGTCCGTCAATGCGTTCTATGTTGTCTGCCGGGTCTCGCCCATCGTCCAAGACGGCTACGGCGCGTTCCAGGATGCCTTTTGCTTCGAGGTAAGCATCTTTATTAGCTTCGTACCCAGAAAGGCTCAGGACAAGCTCCAGCGTCCGTCTGCGAACGTATGGGATAATCAGAGCATCTACGGTTCGGTTCATTAGCTTTCCTCCCACGGTTCAGGTGTGTGCGGTTGCCCATCGGGAACGCTTGCAGGCATTCCGTCGATGATCGGCATACGTTCATGGTTCCAGATTACAGTTTCTCTCATTTTTGTTCCCTTCTTCTTTGGAATTTTTTGACAATACAGTTATAACACAGGCTGCTGTTGGTTCTCCATAGCAGCTTTTTCCATTTTTTGGCTTGTCGAACCCAGCAGTTTTGCTGGATTTTGTTGAAAGGGTGAGAATTTATGGATGAATATTTGGTAAGAACAGCCAAAGCATTGGAGATAGCTCGAATGCGTTCCGGCTTGAGCCAGCAGAAGTTAGCGGCAAAAATGGGCGTGAATCGTGGCACGATAGCGAATTGGGAGCAAGGTCTGGCAGCTATTTCTCTGCCAATGGCTATGCGCTGGTTCACCTGCTGCGGCGTATCGGTGGCTCGATACATGGACGCTTGCATTCATCCGGGGCTACTTGAACACCTTGAGGACGACGTTTCCGATTTGGAGAAACGGCGAATTCTTATAGATGCTATGATGGAGTGTTCCTCCTATGAGATAGATGCCTTGTTGTACATCCGGTACGGAGATCACAGCTCAGACCATATCGGTGTGCTGACGGAGATTCTGGCAAACCTCCACACACCGTTGAAGGACAGGGTCGCTGTCTGCCGGATGGTGTCTGGTAACTATGAGATGGCACAGGCCACCGGAACAGACCCAGACCCGAACGGAACCGCCGCAAAGATGGAGATTCTCTATCAGGCGCAGGACGCTGGAACAGACGCGGCTATGAAGTCCAACGATTCATATACCGTGAATCCCAATAATATAACTGGCTGATTGTCGAATTATCGAAGTTTTTACGGTATACAGGGGGACGTGCTCCACTTTTTGTACACAATAGGCCTGTTATAAATATGGTTTTGGGTTGTCATTTTGTCCCCCATAGAATCGTAAATGGTGGATTTTTGCGGATGTAATTAACGAATTCGCGTGAAATTTTCGTTCATCAAAGCGTGACTTGTCAATTCGCCCCCTATTGGTGTGATTGCACTCCATTTTCTGTACACGATAGAACCGTCAGGTAGATTATAAGGCTTGATGGACGTTTCTTATTCAGCAAAAAGAGTTGTCGTTTTCCACAATCTGCCCGTTGAAGAGAAGAAATTGTTGAAAATGTATCGTCGTCACTATTTGATGATGATTATTTATCTCTTGTTTATCTCTTGTTTATATATATAGTAAGAACGTGTACAAAAAGTGGAGCATTGTGTACATAAAGTGGAGGAACGTGTACAAGAAGTGGATGGTATCGTGTACAAAAAGTGGAGTATCGTGTACAGAATGTGGAAGTCGATTGTTGAAAAAATAATTGTGTACAGAATCATTGACGTGTACACGATACAGTGGTATAATAGGGTAGAAGAAATGAGGTGATGCAATGCCAGAATTGACAGGAAACAACCTTGTCGAAAAGAGCAAGGCATTGGTTTGGGCGAAGTTTACGGACTACACAGCAGGCGAGCTTCGGCTGCTTGAGGTCTATCTGAGCCGTATCAATCCGAGAGACCCCGAAAGCTCTAACGTGTCGTTTACGCTGGCTGAATATTGCAAGCTGCTGGATTTGAAGCTCAATTCAAAGAACTTGAAGTCGCAGGTTAAGCACTTTTTGGGAAACGTGGTTTCAGTACCACTGAATGCAGATGGAACAGAATATGTGATGTATCCACTGTTCACAAAGGCAGAGGTCAAGTTCAATCGAGAATCCTTGTCCTATGACGTTTCAATCAACTGTAATCCTGACTTGCGACCTGTGTTTTTCGACATTGCAAGAAGCGGCTACGTCAAATACCGTCTGCGCTATACGATTGGGATGAAACAGCAAGCATCTATTCTGATGTACAGCATGATTCGAGATTGGATGAATCGCTCTCTAACATCGAACAAGATTGGTTTGAAGCAGCTACGTGACCACTTGGGGGCAAACGATGCAAGTTATGACGACTTCCGGGCTTTACGCCGCAGAGTTCTTGAACCAGCAGTGGAAGAGATCAGCAATGTTTCAGACATCGTCGTTGACTTTGAGAAGATTTGCACAGGGCGAAAGGTAGTAGCAGTTGAGTTTCGATTCGGGTACAAATCCAAGCAGCCCGTCATAGATGCCGATTCTAGCGAGGTTGATTGTGAGACGGCCAATTCCAAGCCGGAAAGTAAAAAAAACGCAAGAAAGTCCCGCACAAGTGGATATGAAGGGTACGACTGGTCTGTGTGCGATGCTCTATCCGTTCAAGAGTGCATCGAGGTTGCAAAGGTTGTCGAGGTAAAGATGATGGAAGAACACCCATCTATCAAGCTGCCGAAGCGGAGAGATGCGGTCTATGACATCGTAAAGGCTGCGTGTGCGGATATTCTTTCAATCAACCGTGACCCTTGGCCTGACCATCCGAAGCGGTATTTGATTGGCAGTCTGAAGAAGGACGGTGCGATTGAAGAGTATCTTCCGGCATTTTATGAGATTGACGCACTGCAAAAGTAATCAGACATAGAAAATAAAAGAAAGAGTGATAAAATGGCAAAAATCATAGCTGTCGCCAACCAAAAGGGCGGCACAGGAAAGACTACCACAAGCACCTGTCTGGCTGGTGCATTGCAGTTGCTTGGCAAAAAGGTCTTGCTGGTGGACTGCGATGCCCAGTGCAACGCAACGGACACCTACGGCGCACAGACAGAGGACGTATGCACCTTGTTTGACGTGATGACCCGGCAAGGTACGGTCGAAGAAGGAATCCAGCACTGTGAAGCTGGGGATATTCTTCCGTCCGACAGCGCATTGAAGGACATTGACGAGCAGCTTGTCCGGGACATGGGCAAGAATTTCAGGTTGCGAGAAGCCCTTGAAAGCGTGTCTGAACAGTACGATTACATTGTGCTGGACACTCCCCCGCAGCTTGGTCTTGCGCTTGTGAACGCACTGATCGCCGCCAGCAGCATCATCGTTCCCATCACAGCAGACCGTTACGCACTGGCTGGTTTGAGCCAGCTTTCACAGACCATTGGCGATGTTCGCAGATACTTCAATCCGACTTTGAAGATTGAAGGTCTGCTTCTGAACCAGTACAAGAGCCGTGAGAACCTGTCCAAAGAGGTTGTAGAGCAGCTTCCTGTGATTGCACAGAGCATGGGCACAACCCTGCTGGACGTGAAGATTAGACCGTCTATGGGCGTTCGTAAGGCGCAGGCAGAGCGGCACAGCTTGTTTAGCGGTGACACGGCAAAGAGTACCAGCGCAGAGGATTTCAAAGCGTTGGCGCAGAAAATTGTAGAGGGAAATAACAATGAGACTGATTGATTCTGAAGAACTCGTAAATTATTATTTGCAGAACCAAGCTGACCAAGCAAGATTTCGCAGTGAAACAGCAAGTGTATGCGATGTTTTAGAAAATGTGATTCGTCATGTAAAACTGATGGATGAAATTCAGCCGAAAGAAACGGCAAAGTGGGAAGTTCATCATCGAGTGGACGAGGATGGAGAACATTGGAATTGGCTTGAATGCTCAAACTGCCATTATAAAATTGCACGTTATCCGAAAATGTACCGTGAGACAAGATTTTGCGCTTGTTGCGGAGCAAAGATGGAGGACGAAAAAGAATGAAGTCGACCAGCAAAAAATCAACAGGTTTGCTTGGCGGGTTTGATTTTCAGCCTATTTTTTCGGAACAGACATTAAGCCAAAGTGAGCCAAAGGAAGAAGAAGTAAGCCAAGCAAAGCCGAACGAAGCCGAACAAGCACAGATTAAGCCCAGTGAAGCCACGGACAGCCAATTACAGCCTAATGAAGCACAGTTAAGCGGTATTAAGCCGAAGCAAGCCAAAGACAGCGAAACACAGCCAAACAATGCCGTAGTAAGCGAAAGTAAGCCAAAGAAGTTGAAACAGGCGAAAGAAGTTCAACGTCTTATCGAACAGGGCGATGTCCCCGGCGCACTAGCCGAAGCTGGCTTGACAAAGAAAAAAATCCCGATGCCGGAATCGCATCAAGGTGTTGCAAGTGGTGACGGCAAGCGTTCAAAGCGCATTACCATCCTTATGAGCGAAGAAGAGCGCAAGTACATCAATCGTGAAGCCAGACGGCACGGTATGACGATTGGACAGTTCGTGTATGCTCTGGCGGTTGCAGCGGCAGAGGGGAAGATTGAGTTGGAGGATTTCTTAGATGAATGATAGCGAGCGACGCCTTATTCGATTTGTTTGCGATGGTGATATGCGAAATGCGCAAAAAGCCGTTAAAATCATTTTGAATTCTATATCATCCAAAAAAGATGAGCAGTTCAAAGAAAATATGTTTCGCAAGTTGGAAAGCAAAAGAGAATTTATTGAATTGCCATATAACTTACAGCATCTTTTGATTGCAGAGGATGCAGAAGAATTTCCAGAAGCAAGATTCCTTCTTAGAAACGAAGAAAAAAGTATAACACAGAAAATCGTTGCTATTTATCGAACATCTGAAAAATTGAACGAAATCGGCATTCCTTATTTGCCAGCATTGATGCTTTATGGGCAAAGCGGATGCGGGAAAACCATGCTGGCTAGGTATATCGCGCATAAAGTAAAACTTCCGTTTTTGAGAATTCAATTTTCAAGTCTAGTTGATTCGCACTTGGGGCAAACGCAATCTAACCTTGCAAGAATTTTTGATTATGTGAGGACTGCTCCTTGTGTTCTTTGCTTTGATGAAATAGATGCGGTCGGAATGGCTCGTGGGCAAAAAGATGACGTTGGAGAAATGAACCGTGTGGTTATTGCAATTATGCAGGAAATGGATAGATTGCCGAACAATGTCATTATTATCGGAACGACAAACCGATTTGATAGGCTTGACCCTGCACTTATAAGAAGATTTCCGTTGCAATACGAATTAAAGCCGTTGTGCCGTGCGGATGCAGAAATACTTTCTAAAAGGTTCTTTGAATATGCAGGAGCGCAATATGAAAACATAGCTTATGAAGATCACGTCCCTGCATCTACGGTTATCAAAGAATGTACAGAACGAATTGTAAATCAAGTTCTGAATCAAGAGGATTTCTTGGAGGATTGACGTATGATTGTTTATAGACCTCATCGTGGCTCTTTGGAAGATGCCATGAAAGAAGTAAAAACATTTGACAACTGGTATCAGATGACACATTATATTGCAAATAATTGGAATTTGGCGGTTGGCAAGAAAGTGATAGCCCCTGATGATATTGTTATGGACGATAAACCGGTCAATGATGACCGTGTTGGTTGGAAAGACGTTCACATGGTTTTGGCAACTCGTATTGGGAACGACAATTTTATGGAGAAATACGGAAACCCACAGTGTATCGGGTATTGCACTTACGATGTCTCAAGTGTCAAAAAACACTTAACACCGAAAGAAGTAGTGGGTGAAAACTTTTATTGGGTCAAAATCCAGTACGATGATGACGAAAAATGCAGACACTTCCAAACTCCGTTCGTCTTGTTTGCAAGCAACAAAGAAGAAGCAAAGGCAAGAATTGAGCGAGAAGTTCCCGGCAAGTTTTCCATTGTCAGTGTGGTAGAACTCGACAAGAGCCTTGTAATCACTCCGCAAGATTTGTTTGACATGAGGTCAAAATCAACACTTTGGGAATGAGGAAAAGATTATGCGCACATACAAACCACACAAGTGCAGAAGCAAAAGAAAAAGCAAAACAACTGCAAGAAAAATAATGAAAGCGTTCCGGGCTGTAAAACTCTAACACGTCAGATTCACAAGTGTTTGGATTCAGACGTTTGCAGTAGATGACCCCACTACGCAAATCCGGGCAATACGTCCATCTTCCGTACAAATCAGATGGTATCGCCAAAAACTCCTCTCTGCTGGAAACGGGTCTGCCGAGCAGCCAACCGCCGTCTTGCGCCGACTGCTGAACAGGCTGCTGCCCATTCATCGGTTGCGGACGCTGCGGTTGTGCCTGTTGCATCTGCGTGTTTGGTAGGGGAGTGGAAAGCCCAACTGTGCCCATGCCACCGTAAGGATTGACAGGCTGCTGCGGAACGTAGGGCGCTCCGGGTGTCGGATAATAGCTCATAATACATCCCTCCTTGTGCTCCTAGTGTATCGCATCGGCAAAAAGCGAAGGACAACGAAGGTATAACGAAGGACAAAAAAGAAAAGCGCCCACACGGAAAAATCCGCATGAACGCTTAAAGATATAAATATGCTTATATAAAATGATGCCAAAATAGAAAGTTTGAACGTTTTAGTTGCAAGAAACCCCCGCTTTTCCTACAACGTACCCCGCGTGGAACGCAGGGCTTCGGCAAAGCAGGGGATTTTTATGCCGCCAAAACGGCAAAGTCTAAAATCAAGAGCGGAACCGCCCACAGGCAATGCCGCTCTCTACAAAGACCGTAGCCTTTCAAATCATAAATCGTATGGCGTATAATGCAAAGACGCATATGCCGATAAAACCACGCCTATAAATGCACTATGCCAAAACGGAAGGACGGCTTTTAGAACGCTTGATGTCGCCCCAAAAATAATCAGAGCGAACAAAACACGGGACAAAAAGTGATATATTTTATTTGCCATAATTCGTATAAAATCGTCTCCCGCATGGTACGCACTGCAAGTAGGCGGGCAGGAGACTGTATCATCTTAAAAGACCCGCCATGATACGCATCATTGAGAGGCTTAGCGGGTTCAGATATCCACCCTAATGCGCTTCTTCGAGAGGCCGGGTGGATTTGTTGAGACTATTATACCACAAATCGTAAAAAAAGAAAAGCGGCAGACCCGAAAGCCTGCCGCTTCAATGCGATTTCGTGAAAAATCGCACCCAATTAAATATTATGGTATCACACATCCAGCATTTTTTCAATGCCTTTCAGCCGGTAGCTTATCGCCGTCCGGCTGTAATGTGTCTGTGCTGCAATGTCCGGCAGCGGGAGCCGCTCAACGTACCGCAGTAAGGCTATCTTACGGTCTACCCTCCCAAGCGGTGCGCTTTTAATGGCGGCTATCATCCTCTGTCTGTCAAGTCCTTGCAGCGCAGCGGGCAGCACCACGCGAGCCGCCGCCACAGGCAACACCGAGCCAGAAAGGCTGCGGCAGCTGTCCGGCGTTGCGCACCATATTGCCAAGCACGGTAAACCGGTGACATTTTGTCACCATTTTGTTGGCATTTCCGAGATGGTATGTTTTCGTGAGGCCACGAAAACGTGCACAGACCATTTTCGTGACGTGCCGAAATTGCTCTTGTGCGGCGTACATCCCGGTGGTGTCACCGAGATGGCGGTATATAGTGCTTGCCATGATATCCTCCTTACTGCTTTTGTAGGGCTGCTCTTGCCCGGTCAAAGAAAAACTGGATGACCTTGCTCATGGTCTCTTCCGTGATAGCCCAGCTGACCAGCCTGCCCCACCGGCTGTTGTTCAGATAGTGGCGCAGCATTTTGACGCACCACGCCTTGCGCTCTGCGCCGCGCTTGGTGCCTTGAATCTCACGCTCTGCCTGGTCGATGAGGTCAAGTACAAGCGTCTTGACCGCTGCGCCGTAGCCCAGACGGATAAGCCCCAACGCAAGCGACACAGCGCCCACAACGATGAGCACCAACGCCAACCACGCGGGCAGCGGGGTGAGAATGGTGTTAAGAATGGTTTCCATGTGTTACTCTCCTCTCTCTTTTTCAAGGTCTTCGATGCGGTGGTTTGCCACCTTGATCTGCTCTTCCAGCACCGGTACGCGCTTGGCAAAGTTGTTGTGCTCCTGGACTTCGCGGGTCAGCTCTTCCAGCTTGGTTTCGGTGACGGCCTGCTGCTTGTCCAGCTTGGCGTCCATGCTCTTGTCCATGCTCTGGGCGGTGTGGTTGTTAGAGACGATCACGCCGATCAGGCTCAGACCGCCGGTGATGATTGCCACGATGATTGCATCGCTCATGCGCCCTCCCGAAGACGGGTCAGACCCTTCTTTGCGATGATTTTGGCGTAGTCCTTGTAGGGCACAGACAAGTCCACGCCGGAAATCTTGCCCGGGATCGCGTCCACAACACCGGGAATCTTGCCCTTGCTTGTGTACTGCCACAGCCCGAAACTCCATTCCGGTGTGGGCTTTTTGCTGCGGTATGCTGCCAGCCACACGTCATACTTTTTCAGCGCAGCGCCGCCCATGTACAGGTTGGTTTCACCAAAGTACAGCCCGGTGTATAGCATGGCGTAAAAGCCCCAGCGCTCCACCGTGCCCAGCGCATGGGCTGCAATGTCCGTCAGGGTCTGCTTGTCGAGCGGTGCTTGCACATACTTGTCCTCAATGTCAACCGCAACGGGCAGCTGCACCGTTTTACCGGTAAGTACCTTGCGCAGCAGGGCAAGCTCTGCGTCTGTTTCTTCCGTGTTGACCGCCTTGCAGTAGTAGTACACGCCGCAGGGGATGCCAAGCCGCTGACATTCGCGGTAATTGCGCTCAAAGGTGGGGTCGATGTACGGTTTGCTGGGCAAGTCCTCGGCGCTGTTGCCCAGTGCCCGCAGCATCACACCGGAGACAAGACCGCTTGCCTTGACCTTGTCCCAGTTGATTCGCCCCTGCCATCTGGAAACGTCCATAATAGGTCTCATACTCTGCTCCTTAATACTTTTCGCCGGTGATCTCTTCGTATTCCGCTGCGGTCAGGCGCTGGGGCTTGCGCTGCACAAGGATGCGCAGCATAGCCTTAGACCAGCGGCCCGCCTCGTACTCGTCTTTCGCTTTGCCGAAGATCGCGCTGTGCTTATCACTCATGGCTCATGCCCTCCTTGTCTGCGGCCTCGTCCTCAATGGGCACATCGGCCAGAATGCACAGGAAATCCACCATAGACGCGATCTGTGCCAAATCCGCGTCCCGGTTCTCGTTTTCGGCGGCGGTCTTGATGCCGCCAGTGTTGCGAACAATTTTCATGTCGTTATCCCCTCCAGCAGAGTTTTAACGTATTGATCCATGCGCTGCAGCAGCTGCTGCGAGTTGCCTTTAGCGGCATGGGCTTTCCATGATCCATACTGCTCATACAGGGCAGATGCCGTTTTCTCTCCTGCCTTGATGAGCTGGGCAAGCCGAAACAGGCGC